GGGCGACGAGGGCGCGGCATTTTTGGCTATAAAACAAAAATTTTCAGGTGACTTCCTTCCGCTTTTTGAACCAAATTTCATGACAATTTTGTGCAAAATCTACAAATTAACGCGCAAATTTTTCGGATTTTGCGAAAAGCGGAAGTTGGATCATGGTAGATGCGGAAACCGGCGGGAGGAAACATGGAGGTCACACAGAAGGATCTTGCGGCATGCCTGGGGCTTTCGAGCAGGCAGGTCCGGAATCTGAAATCTCAGGGACTATTCCAGCTCCCAAACGGAAAGCGGAAGCACAGACTTGAAGACTGCATCCAGGAATATATCCGGTTCAAGGTTGCCGATGAGACAGGGAGGAAGGGCACCGTCTCGAAAGAGCGCGTGCAGGCGGAACATGAGGAGATAAAGAAAGACATATCCGCCATGAAGCTTAGAAAGTTGCGCCGGGAAACCCATGAAGCCGCGAACGTGGAACTGTTCCTGACAAATATGCTTACAGCTTTCCGGGGACGCCTGCTCCTGATGCCGCCGAAAGTGGCAATCAAGATTATCGGGGAAACGGATGTGAACCGGGTAATCAGCATACTCGAAACTGCGTGCAATGAAGCACTGTCGGAGCTCTCGGAATATGATCCGGACGAGATCGACGGCACCGTAGATGAAGAAGATATCGAAGAAGAGGAAGACGACGAGGAATGATCCGGCAGGACAGGTCCAGGGAGAAAACGAGAAGGTTATTCCGAAGGATCCTGAAAAGCGTTTTGAAGCCGGACCAGAAACTCACGGTATCTCAGTGGGCGGAGAAGTACAGGGAGCTGGATGCCTCAAGCAACATACAGGGGCGATGGTCCAATGATGCCACGCCATATCTCACGGAAATCATGGACTGCATGAACGATCCTGTTATCCGGGAGATCTATTTCTGCAAGGCGTCTCAGATCGGCGGGACGGAAGCCCTCATAAACATGCTTTCGTACATCATCATGATGGCGCCGGCGCCGGCAATGATCGTTTATCCGACGGACGACCTGGCAAAAGAGATATCGAATAACCGCCTGAAGCCAGCGTTTCGGCTTACGAAGGAAATCAGGAAGCTGTTCAGGGAGACAAAATCAAAGGAACTGGAATTGCGGTTCGCAGCAATGACGCTGTTTTTGAACGGTGCGAATTCACCTTCGAAGCTTGCGTCCAGGCCGATTAAATACCTGTTCTTTGACGAGATCGACAAGATCCCGGGCGCATCAAAGAAAGAGGCGTCACCGTACAACCTGGCAAAAGAGCGAACAAAAACCTATATCTCCCAGCGGAAGATATACGCATGCTCGACGCCGACACTCAGGAATAATTACATCTGGAATCTGCATACAAACTGCGAAGAGGTACGGCATTACTTTGTGCCATGCCCTCAGTGCGGGGAAATGATAGAGCTGAAGTTCAAGCAGATTCTGTTTGTAAAAGACGACGATAAGGTGATGAGCATAGAGGAACGGGCAAAGACCGCGATCTATGTTTGCCAGGAGTGCGGGTGCGGTATCCGGGATGCGGATAAGCCGAAGATGCTGCGGGCGGGGCGCTGGATGCCGGTCAAAAAACGCGGGATCGGAAAGCCGAAGACTGTAGGATTCTGGATCAACTCGCTGTATTCAATCTTCCTGAAGTGGTCAGACATCGCGGAAGAGTTCCTGAAAGACAAAGACGATCCGGAAGAGCTGCAGAACTTTACAAACTCCTGGCTCGGAGAACCGTGGGAAGAAACAAAGCTGAAGACCAGCGAAGATACGGTCATGGAGCGCCAGACGGATTTCCCGGAATTCATGGTTCCGTCCTGGGCGAAATTTCTCACCGCAGGCGTGGACGTGCAGGAGACCAGCCTGTACTACACCATCCGCGCATGGGGGGAGTTCACAACCTCACAGCTCATCACCCACGGGCAGGTTCTACACTTCGCAGACATCGAAGAGGTCATGAACCGGCAGTTCGAGACGGAAGACGGGCGGCAGATGATCGTCCGTATGGCACTCATAGACTCCGGATACCAGCCGGACGCGACCTATGATTTCTGCGTCAATAACTCTGACTGGGCGCTGCCGGTGAAGGGTTCCAGCAATCCGCTTCAGGGCCGTTACAAGATCTCGAAGATAAACAAAGAGGGATCCGCGGCGTATGGCATGCAGTTGATCATCGTAGACGGCGGGCAGTTCAAGGATTCCATTGCATCCAGGATGCGGCGCCCGAACGGAAACGGGTCATGGATGGTCTACCAGGGCATCGACGAAGAATACTGCAAGCAGGTCACGGCGGAGCACAAGGTATCGGAGCGGCAGGCGAACGGACAGACGCGGCTCGTCTGGAAAGAGAAATACTCTCATGCGGACAACCATTACTTAGACTGTGAAGTTTACGCGATGGTGGCAGCGGAAATGTGCGGCGTGAGATCCCTGCACCTGCAGGACGAGAAAAAAGAACAGAAGGCAAGGCCGGCAGCGGAGCATACGGACCAGAGATCCGAAGAAGAAATCTGGATCCAGCAGCAGGAAGGCTGGCTCGGGGAATAAAACATGGATGGAATCAAACTGTTTGGAACACCAGAAGATCAGCTTAATACCGTAAACGAAGCAATCTACGCCATTTTGAAGGGCGGACAGTCCTACAGGATAGGCACAAGAGAGCTTGCGAGAGCTGACTTGAAACAGCTTTTCGATATGCAGAAGCGGCTACAGTCGGCGGTCGCGCAGGATGCAGACAGTAAGCTTTTCGAGGAAACGGTAGTCGGCGTATTTGACGGGAGGTAAAAGTGAATATTCTTGACAGCTTGATCAGCTTTATATCTCCGGAGGCGGCGTACAGACGCATGGCCTTTCGCATGGCTCTGAGAGAGGGAGAGCGGGCGGGATATGATGCGGCGGATTACAGCAGGCTGAACGCAAAATGGTTCGCAACGAATGAACCGGCAGAATGGACGGATAGAAGCGAGAGAGACATCCTGAGAGCGCGCGCGAGGGACCTGGAACGGAATTCAGACATCATGAATTCCGTAATCAGCGCGTTTAAGAGGAATGTCTATGGCGCGGGGTATCGTCTCAGGGTAACAACTGGAGACGACGAGACAAACACCATGATAGAGACGGCGTGGTTAGAGTGGTGCAAAAAACAGAACTGCGATGTCTCAGGAACACAGAACTTCAACAGCATCATGCGGTCCGCAATCGAGCGGAAAAAGGTAGATGGCGGAATTCTGATCATTAAGTGCTACACAAGCGAAGGCATGCTGCCGTTCAAGCTTCAGCTTGTCGAAGTGGATGAACTTGACGATACCGTTATGTCACCGGAGAACTCAGAGAACCGGGTGATTGGCGGAATCGAGTACAACAAATTCAACCGTCCTATAGGGTATCACATCCGTCAGTACAGCCTTGATGGTTTCACCATTGAGCAGCCGAAGTATTACCAGGCAAAGGACGTAATTTTCTATCACTCAAAAAAGCGGCCAACCCAGGTCCGGGAAGTCTCGGACATGGCGCCGACTTTGACGCGCATCCGGGATATCAACGAATTCATCCGGGCACTTGCGGTGAAGGAACGGATCCTCGCGTGCCTTTCTGTTTTCATCCAGAGAACGGCCCCGCCGACGATCGGAAGGACGTTCGAAGGAAGAGACGATAGAGAGTACCAGGGGAAGACCGTATCCCCTGGCATGATCCAGTATTTGAATCCGGGAGAAACCGTGCAGTCTGTCCAGCCTTCAGGTCAGGCAACTGACGCGGAACGGCATGTTAAACAGCAGATGCACCTTCTCGGATCAGGACAGGGCCTTTCGTATGAAGTGGCGTCCAGGGATATGTCAGAGTCGAACTACAGCTCCGCAAGGCAGGGAGCAATAGAGGACGAGCTGACATACGAAGAAGAACGGGAACTGCTCATGGAAGTGATGGATGAGATCTTTGAATCATTCGTGATCTCACTGTGGCTTACCGGAAGATTGAAGAAAGCGGACTTCTGGGAAAAGAAGCAGACGTACTTCTCACACAAATGGATCCGCTCCCCGAAGCGCTGGATAGACCCGGAGAAAGAAGCAAAAGCAAACATGGTTGCCCTTCAGACCGGGCAGAAGACCTGGGCAGATATGGCAGCGGAGAACGGAAAAGACTGGCGGGAGCAAGTCGATGAGATCGTGGAGATCCTGGAATACGGAGATGAACACGGACTTGATATGAGAAAGGTGGTATTCGGTGAGACGGAGAGAAGCACAGAACCGGAATGAGCTTCAGAGAGAGTTCTTCGATGCTCAGATCCGGCAGACGGAAGGAGAGGAAAGGTGTGTAGATCTTTCTTTTTCCTCAGAGACGCCGTATGAAAGATGGTTCGGGCCGGAGATCCTGGACCACGGTGAAGGAGCTGTGAACCTGAAACGCTTGAGCGCGATCGGATGCGTTCTGTTCAATCACAACAGGGACGCGGTGATCGGAAAGGTTGTGAAAGCGTGGGTAGAAAACGGCAGAGGAAAGGCACAGATCCGGTTTGACGAGGATGAACAGTCCGAGATCATTTACCAGAAGGTCAAAAGCGGGACGCTGAAAGGCGTATCTGTGGGCTACAAGGTGGACAACTGGGAATCGGTGGCAGCGGGGAAAAAGTCAACGGACGGACGGTTCAAAGGACCGTGCGAAGTGGCAAAACGCTGGTCGCCGTTTGAAATCTCGATTGTCTCCATTCCTGCGGACGACACTGTGGGCGTGGGCCGGGAGATGGAACAGAAAACCAAAGGGAGAACGCTGGACTGGTTCATCCGGCAGAACCAAATAAATTTACTTTACAAAGGAGGAGCAACCCATGAATGAAGCAAAGATTCTCGCAAGGATGCAGGAAATCATGAATACTGCCAGGAGCGAGAACCGGGATCTGACGGACGATGAGACCAGAGAATATGACGAGCTTCAGCAGAAGCTGAACGCTCTCAGAGCACAGTCCCAGCAGCCGCAGCACCCGGCAGCAGCGGAGGGGCAGCGGACCGCAAGGGATGATACATCCGGAGAGGATCCGCAGAACGAAAGCCAGAGAGCGGTGGAGGCGGAGAGGAACCGCGTTTCCGAGATCACTTCTCTCTGCAGGCAGTTCGGGATCGAGGCCGACGAGTACATCAGAGGCGGCCAGAGCATTGATGAAGTGAGAAAGCTGGTCCTTCAGGGACTGGTGCAGAGCAGGACTCCGGCGGCGCTCAGAACCGGCGAAACCGGAGAAGACCGCTTCCGCGCGGACATGGAAAGTGCGCTGATGCTGAAGGCCGGAATCGGCGTTGAGAATCCCACGGAAGATGCACGCAGGATGCGCGGCATGACTCTCAGAAGCATTGCTGAAGAGTGCCTGGTCCGCGATGGCGCATCGGATTTCGAAGTCCGCCGCATGAGCGCAGAGGAGGTCCTTGAGCGCGTCAGCGGAGGCTATCACTACGGGGAGCGGCAGTTCTACAATCCGACCGCAGCTTTCCCGGCGATCCTGGACAATTCCATCCGGAAGAGCATTGTCGAGCTTTACAACAAAGTCCCGACTTCCTTCCAGGCATGGACCACGAAGGGATCCCTCAACGACTTCAAGGAGAGCAAGGACCATGAGTACCTGCTGGGCGGCGCAGGAGAATTCCTTGAGGTTCCGGAGAACGGAGAGCTGAAGCATGACACTCCGTCTACGGTGGCGCTTCCGACCAGACAGCTCAAGACCCACGGCCGCGAGTTCACCATGACGAGACAGGCGTTCATCAACGACGACATCTCTTTCATGACCAAGGTCCCGGGCCTTTATGCACAGTCTGCAAAGAGGACCATTGATCGCCAGGTATATTCCATCCTGTTCAATAACAGCACGATCTTCGACGGAACGGCTCTGTTTACGGCGGGACACGGAAACCTCATGACCTCTGCATCTAAACCGACCCAGGCGGCGATTCAGAACATGATTCTGGCAATGCAGAAGCAGAAGGATCCGTTCGGAGATCCCATCTACATGACTCCGCAGTTCATCATCGTTCCGGTTGGATATGGTTTTGACCTGCAGGTGATCCTTCACTCCGCGGCCGTTCCGGGATCCAGCAACAACGACATGAACCCGCTGTATCAGTATCCGATTCAGATCGTGGAGACACCGGTCCTCAACGCAATGGCGGGAGCAAATGCAGTTCCGTGGTTCATCGTTTCCAACGCCATGAGCGCGAAGTCCATCCAGGTTGATTACCTGAACGGTATCGAGATCCCGAC